AACACCACTATGGGTAAGAAGAAGATTGGAACAAGGACTAAAGGTGGTCATGCAAGGTGACGAAATGGCAATACATAACTTTGTAGAAGAAAGTAGAACATTGTTTAGAGAGTTGCCACCTGAAGAAGTAGCATTCCCAAGAGGTGTTAAGGGATTGATGCAGTATAAAGACAATGCTAACATTTACACAAAGAGTACACCGATTCATGTAAGAGGTTCTTTGTTGTACAATCATTATCTAAACAAAAAAGGATTAGATATGAGATACAGTTTGATAAAAAATGGTGAGAAGATCAAGTTCTGTTATCTAAAACTTCCTAACACTATTAATGAAAATGTAATTGCTTTCATTGATTTCTTGCCCAAAGAATTTGATTTACACAAGTATGTTGATTATGAAATACAGTTTCAAAAGTCTTTTGTAGAACCTCTACAGGCAATACTAGACACTATAGATTGGAATGTAGAACCAACTGCTAGTTTAGATAGTTTCTTTGCCTAAATAATTAAATTGAGGAATAATTATGTACGAATATAATGCTAAGATTTTAAAAGTGGTTGATGGTGATACAGTAGATATTGACATCGACTTAGGATTCGACATCGTTTTAAAAGACGAAAGGGTTAGACTCGCAGGTATAGATACACCTGAGAGTAGAACACGCGATCTTGAAGAAAAGAAGTTCGGATTACTATCAAAACAATTTCTTAAAGAGAGACTTGTAAAAGGGAAAACATACAAGTTGGTCACTGAGAAATACGATTCCAAAGGTAAGTTTGGTCGTATCATAGGTGACATTCATATCTTTAATGAAACTAACAAAACATGGAAATCAGTATGTCAATTATTGATTGAAAATCGTATGGCAGTACCATATCATGGACAGTCAAAAGACGACATAAAAGATTTACATGAAACTAATCGAAAGTACCTTTACGAAAAGGGTATTATAGATTAGAATATAACTATGGATCATAACTTAATAGATATAATCTTTTTTGGTTTCTGTTCAGCGATAACTGCATTACTTCTGTATATGGAGTATCAGATATCTCAGATCAAAACTATGATGGAAGAGCATATTAAGTATGATCAAAATTTATGTAATGGAGAAGTGAATGAGTTTTCTAAAAGATCTAGTAAAGGCGACAGGGAATGAGTATGCCAATGTTGTATCAGATGGCATAGAAGCAGGTGATGTTGACGGATTTGTCGACACTGGTTCTTACATTTTTAATGCCCTTTTATCAGGTTCACTGTATGGTGGACTTCCCGAAAATAAAATAACTGCGATTGCTGGTGAGTCTGCTACAGGTAAGACTTTCTTTGCTTTAGGTATTTGTAAAAGATTCCTAGAGGATAATCCAGATGCAGCAGTTATGTACTTTGAGTCAGAGTCAGCGATTACTACTCAAATGATTGAAGAACGAGGTATTGATCCCAATCGTATCGTTATCGTTCCAGTTGTAACAGCACAAGAGTTCCGAACTCAAACGATCAAAGTCATTGATCGTTATCTAGAAACAGATGAAAGTAAAAGACCCAAGATGATGTTTGTCTTGGATTCACTTGGTATGTTATCTACAACTAAAGAGATTGAAGATACTGCTGAGGGTAAAGAAACAAGAGATATGACCAGAGCACAAATACTCAAAGGTGCTTTCAGAGTTCTAACTTTGAAACTTGGTCGAGCAAAAGTTCCAATGATAGTAACAAACCATACATATGACAGTATTGGTTCATTGTTCCCAACTAAAGAGATGGGTGGTGGATCAGGTCTTAAGTATGCTGCGAGTTCTATAGTATTCTTATCAAAGAGAAAAGAAAAAGATGGTAAAGATGTTATTGGTAATATCATCCACTGTAAGAATGCTAAGTCGAGGTTGACTATTGAAAACAAAATCGTAGATACTAAACTAATGTATGATAGTGGTCTAGATAGATACTATGGTTTACTTGAATTAGGATTGAAGTATGGTGTGTTTAAACAGAAATCCACCAGAATAGAATTGCCAGATGGTACTACACAATTTGGTAAAACAATTAACAACAACCCTGAGAAATACTTTACTCCAGAGATCATGCAGCAACTAGAAGATGCTGCTGGCAAAGAGTTTAAGTATGGTGGGGCAGTTGAATTTGATAAAGAAACAGGAGAAATAACTGATGAAGAATATACTGACAAGTCTTAAAAACTTCTTCATGTCTGGTTATGAGAGAATCCGTGCTAGAGATAGCAAGGGCAGATACATCGCTGATGATCCTCGTACCAAGTACACGAATGAAGCATATACAATCAGAAAGAAAACAGTCGCCAATAAAAAGTAAATGTCAGATAAAAGATTAGAGTTTGTAATACTAAAAAACTTAGTTAAAGAGGATGTCTTTGCTCGTAAAGTTTTACCATTCATTCAAGATGAATACTTCGCAGAAAGAGACGAAAGGTATGTCTACGAGCAAATCAAAGAGTACTTCACCAAGTACAATACCATTCCTACAGTAGAAGCATTGGGCATAGAACTTGATAGTGCATCCATGAATGATGCAGATTTCAAATTAACCAAAGTCATTCTTGACAAACTTTACAAAGACAACGATGATACACCTCTCGAATGGTTAGTTGAACAAACTGAGAAATGGTGTAAAGATCGTGCTATCTACAATGCTGTTATGGACAGTATTGAAATCTTAGATGAGAAAGGTAAAAGATCGCAAGGAGAAATACCAGACTTACTCAAAGAAGCATTGTCTGTATCTTTTGACACCAACATTGGTCATGACTTTTTGATGGACAGTGATAGGAGATATGAATTCTATCATACTGAAGAAACCAAACTTCCATTTGATTTAGATTACTTCAACAAGATTACCAAAGGTGGTCTGCCAAACAAGACTTTAAATATAGCATTGGCAGGTACAGGTGTTGGTAAAACTTTGTTCATGGGACATGTCGCAGCAAACTGCTTGATGATGGGTAAGAATGTTTTGTACATTACTATGGAGATGGCAGAAGAAAGGATTGCTGAAAGAATAGATGCTAATCTATTGAACATTCCTATTAGAGAACTTACAGAGTTGCCTAAAACAATGTATGATAAGAAGATTGAAAGGTTGAGAGAAAAAACCAAAGGAAAACTTATCATCAAAGAATATCCTACAGCAGGTGCTCATGTTGGTCACTTCAGACATTTGCTTCAGGAACTTAATCTTAAGAAGGATTACAAACCAGATCTTATAGTAGTTGACTATTTGAATATATGTACTTCTTTTAGAGTAAGACCAGGATCTAATGTTAACTCTTACACTCTGGTGAAGAGTATTGCTGAAGAACTTAGAGGATTGGCAGTAGAGTTTGATGTGCCTGTGTTAAGTGCTACTCAAACTACAAGAGGTGGTTATGCTAATACAGATATTGATCTTACAGATACTTCTGAGTCCTTTGGTTTACCAGCAACTGCTGACTTCATGTTTGCTTTAATTAGCAGTGAAGAATTAGAGCAGTTAGATCAAATGTTAATAAAACAATTGAAGAACAGATACAATGATCCGACCATGAACAAAAGATTCGTAGTAGGTGTGGATAGAAGTAGAATGAAACTTTATGATTGTGAACAACAAGCACAAGAAGAACTAATTGACAATGGACCAGTCTTTGATCAAACCAGAGCAGGTGGCAAGAACTTTAGTAAATTCCAGGAGTTTGATTACAGTAATGGGTAATGTTACCATTCCAGGATCAGATATCATGATTGATTATTATATCAATCATTTCAGAAAAGAAATACTCATAATTCATTTCAAGCATGGTACATCTTATGTTACTAATGTTTTAAAAGATCAAGGGACCTGGATTTATGGTAGAAGAGAGATAAATGCTAAAGGTGTAGACGAGACATTAGCATTTAAGAAACTGCAGGTGTTTCATTCTAGATATGAAGACTACACTAAATTCATAACAACGAGAGATGTGGAAAAAAGTTTTGTATCTGGTTTCTGTTATGAAATGAGAACAGGACTTTCTAGTTTCATAGTAGATGAGACTCAAACCAAATCTGAATACAGCGAAATGTTAAAAGGGTTTGTGGAATTAGCAGGTGGACCAAAGCAAATGATAGATAGATGGATGAACAAAATGATTCGGAGTAATGGCACCTTTATGTCAGTCTTTTATGCTCATGCATTTCCTGATGTTGTTAACAGTATCATTGAGGAAGTTGATTGCACTATACCCATAAATCAATTAGCAAAATTCTTTACAGATAGGGATATAGAGGTTCCTGATAAAGTTGCTAATGAAACTGATAAGATGATACAAGAAACTACAATGGAAGTCTTTAAAGAAATAGGGGTAATTGATTATCTAAAGTTTAGTTGCCCACAGCAATATGAATACAAAGCAAAACTTTTAGAAAAACCACTTTAC